CAATAGGTATTCACTTGATTTTGCAGTTCTTTTTTGAACTTCGGTGAATATTGTTTTAATGCGTTGGCATATAATTTTCTATAATCTTGCCAAATCATTTTATGGGTTTTGGTCAGGAATATTCAAAGGTTGAAATTGGTCAATAGTTTGCAATCCTGTTGGGATGTAAAGTTTCTCTAACTCTTCAGTAGGGATATAATCAGGCACTTCAATATTCATAATGTCCAACTTTTGTTTAGGACTAATCCACCACGCTTTATCAAGCCATTCAGTTTGTTCTACTTTGTTTGCCTCTAATTCACCAAATACTGAAATGTCGTAATCAACATATAGATTTGTTCCTTTATAACCCCAATCGCTATGTAGTTTCCTATTAAGGTTTTCAGTCAATGCGTTAAGTAATGGGATGGCACAACGAAGCGTTAATGCCTTTTCCCCTTCTCTTTGATTGTTATAGGTCTTTGAATCGCTATCGTTTAATAATTGACTAGGTACTCCGTAGATATTACAAAGTGCTTTTAAATCCCATTTTTCCGATTCAATGATATTAAGTTCAACAGGAGAAAGTCCGATTTGTTTCCAATCTACTTTATAACCTGATACTGCAATTGAGTTGTAGTTTAAGCTACCACCTTTTTCGCTTACTGCCTTTTTAAGTGCTTGTGCTTGTTGTTGACCACTTACAGGGTCAAATCGGTCATCATTCATAAATAAAACTCCAGCAGGTCCACCATTTTGGAATGATGCAACTGAAGCAGTTTTAGCTTCGTTTGAACGAGTTAAGTTTTTAGCAGCAGCCATCAATGGACTTTGACCATAAAGCTGATTACCTGTTACATTCCATTGTGGATTGAAATACTTATCGTGTAATATTTCTTTTGTATCAAATGCCCACATTACACCATAGTAAAGTTGATATCCTACCCTTGTTGGTGGGAATACGTTGATGTCGGCTATAATTGCCATATATTGACTAGGAAGTGCAAACAATTCATAAGGTTTGCCTTGATTGTTCCCAGCCTCAATAAGTTTTCCGTAAATGAAAGTATTTCCTGTAATTAGTTTAAATCCACACCATTGTTCAACAAAATCACTCCAAGTATCTTCAACATTTGGGTATTTAAGTAATTCATTTAAGCGTTGGTCTCCTGTGTATAATTCGTATGCCTTTTTATGTAATGATTCAAGTTCTTTTAAGCTAATGTCTTTTTGTGCAGACATTGCTTTGTATTTCTTTGCTGCTCTTTCATCTACAACTCTATAAACGTTAAATGGTGCTAATTTAGCTTTATCCGTGATTAACTTAACTATTGAATAAACAATATCATTTGCTACGTATCCATCATCAACAAAACTTTTAGCATCTCCGCCCTGCCAAGTAACGATTCCAGATTGTATAGCTACTCTTGCATCAAAAGGAATGGGCGGAAATAAAGTGTTTACTTTCTTTTTTGTAAATATATCCCAAATTGCCATATATTAATATTTAGTCAAAATTACGATATTTAAACATAACACAAACTTGTTTTGTTTTTTGTTGCTCCGTTTAGCATATTTTTAAGCATTGGATAGTACATTCCTAAACAAATAGATGCTTCTTTAACTGAATTGTAAAATATACCATATTGCATATCTAAAACTACTTTAGAGTGTGTTTTTGTTGCTTTATCCCTTTGCAGTTTACTATTTTTACACAATCCTATTTTCCAAGCGTGAATAGTATTTTGCTTTGCAGTAACCCATTCAAGATTTTCAACTCTATTGTCATCCTTAATTCCGTTAATATGGTTTACTTGTTTAAAGTTATTGGGATTGTTTATATATGCTTCAGCTACTAATCTATGTATAAGTTTAGTTTTAAATTTTCCATTTTTATATAAATTTACTTGCAAATATCCTGTGTTTTTAATGTTTTTACACATATACTTGTCATTTTTCTTGCTAAATAACATACCATCTTTGGTAATTAAATAGTTTTCAAATCCTTTTATTGGTAACATAAAGTAAAAAAGGCTATCAAAATCAGTATAGTGAGATTATACATCATTATCAAGCCTAATAAGTTTAAATATTGGATATCTCACATCCATTACAAATATACAATTAAAACACGGATATAGCGAATTTAGGTTTTGTCAAGTGAGTAAATACCGCATACCTTGAAGCATCCAAAGCATCATCATTTGCTTTTACTGGTTCTTCAATTACATTATCATTTTTATCCTTTTTCCATTTGTAAGACATAAATTCCCTGCGTAGGTTTTGGCTATGAAAGTGAATGTTTATAGGATAAGATTTCATTTTAACTATTCCTGCCCATACATCCTTTTGAGCAGGTTTAATATTAAATCCTTGTCGGTAAAGTTCCTCTATTGATTTGGGTTCGGCTGCATCTGCGTATATGGTTGCTCGTTCAGGCACTTTCTCTTTTATCAATCTTGTTAGGTCGGATAAGGTAAGACCACTTTGATAAATGATTTCCTCAAAGTAGTTTTCGCCTTCGTGATGGGTAACCTTTATGAGTGCAGCTGGATGAACATAACCAAAGTCAAGCCCATAGAATACATCGCCTTCAGGTGCGGTGTCGTATTGCTTCCATTGGGTGTAGATTAATTCTTTTGCTGCTCCTCTTTGACCTAATCCGTAAACCTTCCACATAAAGTCATCAGGTAGGTTTTTATACTGTTCAATGTTTTTTATTTGTGATTCGGATAGGTTAGGCAGGTTGTTTAAGTAGGTTGAATGAATGCGTTTGTTTTCAGGGTTGTCAGCTATTTCATAAACCCAATTAACAAAGTCGGCAGGATTCCAATCAAGAAATACCTTGCCTGTGGTTCGCATTAGTAATTGGTCGTATAAAGTTCTTTTAATTAAGTTAGCCTCGTTAATGAATAGAATATCCCTTGCTGGTCCTCTTGCCTTGCTTTCATCTTCTAATCCAAATAATTCAATGTAAGAGCCGTTTGGGAATGTATAAATAAAATCGGAAAAGCTAAAGTCATTGTCTTGCCATAAACCCCAATTCTCCATTATGGATTTAAAATCTCTATAAACACCTCGCTTTATATGTGGAAGGGAATGCGATACTATTGAAATCCTTGTCTTTGGATTGTTGTATGCTATTTCAATCAGTAACTGAACAATGGAATAAGACTTTGAACTCCTTGTGCCACCTTCATTGCAAATGACAGGATAATTGCCTTCGTATGCTCTTTTGTTGGCAAAGAATACAGGAGTTGCATTAATCTTCAATTGGTTTGCATCGCTCATCTTCTTGTATTACTATTTGAACGCTACCTTGAATGTTTGCGTTTATGTCGGTTGTTTGTTTTGCTCTGCCTTCTAATCTATCAAGGATTTCCTGATAAGCCTTTAAATCTCCTTTGAATGCCTTTTGTAATACCATCATATCTAATTGCTCTGCAACTGTAAACTCCTCTTTTTCCCCTGTAATTGGGTTAGTCTTTACTTGCACTAATTCTAATAAACGCAAAAGCCTTGTTTTACTATTTGGTATTCCTTTTGGTCTGCCATTAGGATTTCTTACTTCCCCTTTTTGTGCTGGTATTAAATTTTGTTCGTTTGCCATTTTCTCTAATCTCTTTCTTAATTCTTACAAAGTTACACCACAATTCGGACAAGTCGTACCTCCGATTGCATTGTCCTTTGGTTGTTCTATATCATTTGCGAATGCTGGTATATCTAATCCCCAATTATCTAGGTCTTGTATGCTCCATTCGTTTGCCAATAAATCAAAATCCCAATCGCCTGTACTTACATTATCACGAACAATAAATTGTTTCTTTTGTTCTTCGGTTAAGTTATTAGCGTGAATAACAGGTACATCGGTAAGACCAGCTTCTATACAAGCACGATACCTTTGATTACCACCTAAAATGACATTTTTCTCATCAATAACTATTGGTCGCAAACCTAACATTTCAGGGAACTCCTGAATTGACTTAACAAGTTGTTTAAACTTATGGTCTTTGCAAATTCTAGGATTATTAGGGTTTGGTTTTATTTCGTTTATGTTCATTATTTAATATTATGTAATTGGTAATGTAAAAATGATGCCAATGCAACCACAAATAAAAATAATCCAACTACCCCATACCACTTATCTGCATTAGAAGCAACTATAAAAATATAAGTTGCCAAAACAAGTCCTATAAATATTGTTGAAAATCCAATAAGGATTGATTTCAATACTTTTTTCATATTATCGGTTTTTTGTTGGTGTTCTTATTGATGCAGTTTGTGGCACTTCTTTACTTTTATAGTTTTTTATGTCCAATTCTTTATTGCATTTATTACATTTAAAAGTGTATGTTTTAAGTTCACTATGCCAAATGTATCTTTCGTTTAAAGTTCCACACTTACAGTTGTATTCCTTCTTTGAGAATGTATCTTTCATATTACTTACCTTGTCCACGACTAGGCTTTGGTTTTGGTGTGTGTTTGTTGTAAGATTTCTTTGCTCTACCTTTTTTACGAGTTCCAAATTGGACTTTACCTGATGGGTTTAATTTCGCCATTACTTATATTTTTCAATTATTTGATTAAGTTCGGTTCTACTCCAACGTTTAATCAACCTGTGTTGGCTTTCAAGGTGTAATACCATTCTTTCACCTATCTTATCAATTAGGTTTCTACGATAGCCTATTAGGTGAAATTGGTCAAAGCCATTACAGGATTTACATTCTCCGTTTACGTTGTATTCATCAAACCTTAATGCTGAACTACCCTTGACAGGAACATAATGCCCAGCATCCATATATTCAAAATCCTTTACCTGACCGCAACTAATACAGGTAAAATATCCATCTTGACTATCTCTAGTCCTTATGTAGCGGTTAAATATTTGTTGAGCCTTTGCGGTTAATCTTGGTATTGATTGTAAAGCCATAATGCAAAATTAGGGTTTTATAGTACGAAAAACAACTATTCGGTCTTTATAGGTAAATCGTTTCTTGTTTACAGGGTTTAAACATTGCTTTATTTGATACTCGTTAATTCCTGTTACTCTATGGGCGTAGGATACTGATTTAAATATTGTTTCTTGTTTGTTGTCTAGGTATATCATTCTCACTGGAAATGCGTTTTCTGCTCCGTTCATATAATCGTTTTAGTTCGTAGTAAAAATCAAATGTTACCAATATGGTAATGGCAAGGATAAATCCTATAAATATCCTTGTGAACTCAATCGTTAGTTTTAATAGTTCTTTCATTTCGTTTTTGATTTGTTATAACTTTTTTAAATGTTTGTTCCTTTCTTTTATCGGTCATATATAGACCTTTTATTTGTTCTTGAAACTTTGCTTTTTCTTTTGGTGTGATGTCAGGATGGTATTTAATTCGTACTAATACATCATCTGCTGGGATAAATGTTTCCATTACATTATTTTTTTAGCTTGATTAATATTTAAAAGTCCTATTTGTTTAATTATTTGCTTATTATTTTGAAATTCCGTTGTAGTTGGCATCATTACATCATTCCATTTTGGCTCTGCAATCTTTTGAATATCAAATGAAAATATGCCTATTGGTGTAGAATTTATGTACCAAGAATTTACTTTTTTTAACTTATCATATTTAATCTTTTCTATAACAAGCTCGTCGTAATGCGTTTTTCTACACTTTAATTCTATATGTGCTTTATGGTATTTTGAATAACAATCATAATAACTAAATTGGTCAGTTTGTTCTAGGTCAGGGATAATAGTTTTCATTATCATAAACAATTCTTTCTCAATCATAATTGATTATTAAATTTCATCATTAAAGAATACTTTTTGCACTGTTGCCGCATAGTTTCATCATCAATTAGCATATCTTGTGGTCGTTTAGAATCAGCTAAAAATACTGCTCTTACTTTGGCTTTTATTGTTTCGCCTTGTTCCTTTGATATTTTAATTTGACCTCGTTTCCACATATAGTCAAATACTTGATGGTTTAAGAACTTCCAATTCTTTTGCTCCGATTTATCCCACCATTCCTTTTCATCCTTAATGGCTTGTTCTTCATCTATATAATTGTGAGCAGTTGATTCAATCTTTGGTTCGGTCTTTTGCCTTACCTGAACTGCTATCTTTTTGTAGGCAGACATTACCTCACCGATTAACTTGGGGTTAAATATGATATGTTTTTCAACTGATAATTTATCTGCTGCTAACATTTCAAAGGCGGTTTTTAATTCCTTTAGTTTAAATATTCCGTAATTATCAAGTACAAAATCTACAATAAAGTCAAAATCTTCCATTGCTGGGGATTGTGTTCCGCTTAATTGTAAACAGGTTTTAAGTACTTCTTTTACTTCTATTTTTGAGCATTTACTAATACTCATTGAATTAATTGCCTCGTATATTTTAACCTCGTATTTATCGGTTAATTTAGTAGCTATTTCTAATTGCTGCTTGTTGTTCAGCGTAAGTGAGTTTTCTATCTTGATTAATTCGTTTTGCATTTGGGTTAAAGTTTATATCTATAAATTTATTATTTGCCATATCATCTGCCATCCAATTTTTTGCGGTGGCTATCCAATCTATTTTTTTGTTGTTTTTAGAATCCGACCAATTCTTAACTTTCTCATAGTAAAAATTAAAGTTAGCACCTTCGTATTGAGTTCCAATAAAAGCTGCACTAAAAACTTCAATATCATTGTAAATACTATCCCTAAAAAGGATGGGTAAAACCTTTACTTTAGTTTGTTTTACTTTAGTTTCCTTTCCTTTTATTTCCTTTACTTGCATTGCATCGGCATTGCATTTGCTATGCATTTGCATTGCATTTGCATTATCATTAACATTATCCCATCTTTTTAAAGCAGCACTTCTTGCTCTTTGTGTCTTTTCTATGTATGGTTGTAAATAATATATCTGCTTGATACTAAAGAAGTTATCGCCTTCATCTAAATTAAAAAGGTCATAATTACATATAACTGCTTTAATTTTTGGTTCACTTGTACCCATTTCATCAGCTAATAAATCAACATCTTTAAATGGATATTTATAATCTAATTGTTCCCTTAAGACTTCTAATAATTGGAAATAAATAGCATAACCTTCCAACCCAAGTTCTTTTTGTACTCTTTTTAATTTCCTATCGTGCCTTGCATTAGCAAAGTGCGGAAAATAAAACGCATCTTTTTTCATAAATAAAAAAGGCTCTAGGCATCCACCCCAGTCAGATTAGGGTTTCAGCTTCGAGCCAATAAGTTTAATATTAGGTATCTGACACCTATGCAAATATAACCTATTTTATTGAATATTGAGCAATCTGCTTCTTATTATCCAGCTTGATTGTTTTAGTTACAATACTCATTCCTTCGTTCCTTAAATCAGCTATTCTTGCTGCTAATCTAAAGCATCCAAATTTGTTTAAAGCATCAATTGTAGTTAGCTTTTTACCTTTATTCAGGTAGTCAGCGATTTGTTTGTTTTGGCTCATTTGTTAAAGTTTTGTTATAATTAAAAAGGAAGGTCTTCTGCATCTTCTAATTCTTGTTGGTTTTGGGCAAATTCTTTTTTCCCTGTCCATACATACTCTTTACCATTTCCGCAATATTCCTTTTTGGCTTTCTCTGCCCTTTCAGTTGCGGTTTGTCCGTTGTAAACTGTATGGGTGTTTTCAAATTTGTCTAACTCTTTGCGTTTCTCCACTACGATTGTAGCGTAGTGATTTCCGTTTTTGTGTTGTGTAAATTTGATGTCTTCTTTTTTTAGATTTAATACAATCATTGTTTTTGTTTTATTGTTTAAAATTGATACTCTTCAAATGTTTCGCTAAAATCACTCATTCGCATAAATGGTTTTGGCTGGGTTAATAATGGGGTTACAGGGTAGTGTTTTGCCTTGTATTCCTTTAGTTTTGCTTTTGCTTTTTTGATTTCGGTTAAATACTCATTTTTCCAAAATCTATGACAAGATTCATATTTCCACTCATAGTAAGAAACATTTGCCCTTAATTTTTCAAGTTTAGCATCTATCATAAAGTTGATTTTTTAGCAGTAAATAATTCAGTTACATCCTTTGAAAGTGGTGCATTTAGATTGTAAAGTTGCTTTAATTCATCCACACTTTCGCAAAATTCAATAGCTATTTTAATATCTGCCTCCTCTTTGTGTTTTTTAATATAAGGTGGAAGTACTTCTTTTGCAAAGTCCATTTCTTCAGCAGGTGTAGCTTCAAATCCTGCTGCTTTCATTAACCATCCTAAAAGCAACCTGTAAGCCTTCCCTTCTGCTCTAGTTTGTGCCATTGATAAAATTGCATACTCATCAAAAGAACGCTTTGACCTTTCTTTATTTGAGCATAAAGCGTGTCCAACCGATACAGGTAATCCTGTTACAATGTTTCTTACTTCGCAAA